GTTGGCGGACATAAGTAACTTGTTTTATATTAGTGGAGCAGGCATCGTAGGTGCATATATGGGCGCTACGGCTTGGATGAGCCGAAAATGATAGATGCCTTCTTGTTGTTGGTCTACTTGGGCACAGGTGACTTACGCAAGTTGGAGAGTGGAAACATGTATTTCTATTCGATCACGGAGTGTAACCACTTTGCCAAAGAGGTGTCCAAAAGGTACGGAAACTACGGGTTTGTGGACTACATGGATCCCAAGGATCGAGTCACTGCGTACTGCGTTCCTAGACAGGTGAACCCAGATCAGGTAAAGGTATACTAATGTTACAAGCACTTATAGGTCCTGTCTCCGGCCTGATTGGGTCATGGATGGACTCAAAAACGGAAGAGCAACGCGGCAAGTCTGCGGTTGCCAAGGCAAAGGCAGAAGCGGAAGCCAAGGTCATGGTTTCTGCCGCTACGTCAACGGCTGATTGGGAAAAGCTGATGGCGAAGGGCAGTCAGTCGTCTTGGAAAGACGAATGGCTAACAATTTTGTTCTCGATCCCCTTGGTGCTTAGTTTCGCCGGGGAGTGGGGCAGAACCATTGTTGCAGAGGGTTTTGCAGCTTTGGAGGTGATGCCGGACTGGTATCAATACACACTGGGTGTCATTGTAGCGGCCAGCTTTGGCGTTAGATCAGCAACGAAGTTCTTTGGAAAGAAGTAGGAGGGCGCCATGCCACTGACAGAAAAGCAGATGAAGATTGCCCGTGTGGCAGAGCCTCGTGACAAGATTACCGGCGATGACTTCGCAGAACTTCGTAAGAACAGCAAGGCTGGTGGAGGCATCATGAGTTTTGCCACTGGCGGCGAAGTTGATGATCGCATTGTAGAACTTGAGGAGCTGCTTGAAAGCCCTGACGAAGATGTTCGCGATCTTGTTCGTTCTGATCTGTACAAAGAGCGTGATGATGTGAAGATGTTTAGTAAAGGCATGAGCGTGAACGCGCCGACCATGAGTCGTGGTTGCGGAGCCGTGCTGAAGGGCAAGAAGTTCAGCGGCACATATTAATTGTCCGATGGATGTTGCAGACTTCGCAAAATATGTTTATAGGTTGTTGGAACAGCGAGAGGAGCAAATCGCTGACATTTTAACATCTGGTGGTGTTCAGAACTTTGATCAGTACCAGCGGTTGGTGGGAGAAGTACAGGGACTTGTCTACGCCAAGGAAGAAATCAAAACCCTGCTGGAGAGAAACGTAGACGATGGCGAAGACATTATACGTTCCTGATCATATGGCTAAATCAAAGGAGCCAGTATCCTCTGAGAGTGCCTATGTCGAATCAGACAAAAGAGTACTAGACCCAAACCTTCTTGATAAATCATTGAAAGAACGCTTGCCACAACCTACTGGTTGGCGGCTTCTTGTTATGCCGTATCAAGGCAAAGGTAAAACAGAGGGCGGCATTCTAATACCTGACCAGGCACGAGAGCGTGAGGCACTGGCTACCGTGGTGGCCTACGTCCTCAAGCTAGGTCCACTCGCTTATCAAGACCCCAATAAATTTGGTGATAATCCAGATCCTTGGTGTGAAGAGGGTCAGTGGGTTTGTATTGGTCGCTATGCTGGATCCAGATTCAAGATCGACGGAGGCGAGGTTCGTATCATCAACGACGACGAAGTGATCGCCACCATACTTGAACCAGACGATGTGAAGCATGTCTAAGGAGGCGATCATGGCAGAACCCGAAGTGCAAGTTGCTGAAGAAGAGGTTGAGGTCACCGTTGAGACAGAACAAGGTGATACTCCAGTTCAAGAATCCTTAGACTTAAAAGATTCGGAACAGCCGGAAGTTTCTGTAGAGGAAACATCCGATGCTGACGAACTAGATAGTTACAGCAAGGGTGTACAGAAACGCATCAAGAAGCTGACTGAGAAGTATCGTTATGCCGAGCGCGACAAGGAAGAGGCTGCTCGACTTGCTGATGTTTTGAAGAAAGAGAATGAGCAACTCAAGACTAAGCTCAGTAATCTTGATCAAGGTTATCTTAGTGAGTACGGCACTAGGATTGACTCACAGCTTGCGACAGCTAAACAGGCGTATAAAGAAGCGCATGATCGAGGTGATGTTGACGCGATGTTTGACGCGCAACAAGCACTCTCCAAGATCTCCATCGAACAGGAGCGATTCCGTCTCGCTAAACAGCGACAGGAACAGGAAGTTCCCGCACAGGCGCCGGTGCAGGCACAAGCAGAGACCGCATCGCCAGCCACAAAGCCAGACCCCAAAGCTGAGAAGTGGGCGGAAAAGAACGAGTGGTTTGGCGAAGATGAGATCATGACACAAGCCGCGTTTGTGATTCACAACAATCTTGTGAACGACGAGGGGTTTGACCCTACCGGCGAAGAATACTATGATGAATTGGACTCTCGTCTAAAGGCTCGTTTCCCAAATGAGCTTGGGAGTTCTCAAAACGGGGGAAGTACAAGGGTCGCCTCGGCTTCTACTTCCGCATCCCGCAGCAACAAGCAGGGGCGCAGGACTGTCAAGTTGTCACCATCACAAGTAGCTATGGCTAAGAAACTTGGTGTTCCTCTTGAAGAATACGCTAAGTATGTAAAGGACTAAGCTATGAGTGACACAAGACAACCACGGTCAGCACAGACACGCGAGAAAACAACGCGCAGAAAGCCTTGGGCACCACCCAATCGTTTAGAGGCACCTGATGCACCTGATGGTTACAGGCATCGTTGGATCAGGACAGCACTCAGAGGTGAAGACGACAAGATGAACGTCCACGCGAAACTTCGTGAGGGATGGGAACCAGTCAGAGCCGACGAGTATTCTGGACAGGACTATGCTGTGATCACTGATGGTGATCATGCGGGTATCATCGGAAACGGTGGGTTGATGCTATCAAGGATCCCTGAGGAGACAGCGCAGGAAAGAACCGAATATTACCGTGATCGGACACGCGAACAAATGACTGCTGTGGATCAGGACTTAATGAAGGAGCAACATCCTTCGATGCCTATCACTAATGAGAGGCAAAGTCGTGTAAGTTTTGGAGGCCGCAAAAGCGACTCCAAGTAACCATAGTATGAGAAGGAGTATATTCTCATGGCGAACATCAATGGAGCCTTCGGCTTGAAGCCGTATGGGATGCTGGGGTCAGCACCCAACTCTGTTGGTACGACTGAATATCGCATCGCGTCTGATAACTCCAATGCACTATACCAAGGACAACCGGTTATTCCGATTGCCGCTGGTGTGATTGACGATCTGCAAGCTGCCGCTGGCGGCTCAGTGTCAATTGTTGGTGTGTTCAACGGATGTGAATATGTCAGTTCTACCACCGGAGAAAAAGTTTTCTCGAACTACTGGCCTGGTTCTGGCGCGGATTCTAACTTCCCCGTCAAAGCTTTTTTGTATGACGATCCTTCAATGCTGTTTACAATTGCAACGTCTAATGTGCAGTCTGGCAACGATACCGAAGCCGAACTTCGCACGGCAGTGTTTTCTAACATTCAGCTTGCGAATGGTAACAGCGGTTCTACCGTCACAGGTAAATCCTCTGCTACTGCGGATCTGAATACCGTCGCTACCACCAACTCACATGCTCTGCGTATCATGGGAATTCTTGATGATCCTGAAAACGCAGACTTTTCGGCTGCTGGTATCCCACTAATCGTTCGTATAAACAACCACTTCAATGCTCCTACGGGCAGCATTGCACAGGGCACTGTTTCTACGACGGGCGTATAAGGAGGCTCAGTTATGGCTATTTCTCGCGCACAACTGGCGAAAGAGCTGGAGCCTGGCCTAAATGCTCTGTTTGGAATGGAGTATGACAGGTATGAAAACCAGCACGCCGAAATCTTCACCACCGAGTCCTCAGATCGAGCATTTGAGGAAGAAGTGATGTTATCAGGCTTTGGAGCCGCTCCTACTAAAGAGGAAGGTTCCGCCATCAGTTTTGATGATGCCAACGAAGCATTCACCGCTCGGTACAATCACGAAACCATTGCTCTGGCATTTTCGATCACAGAAGAAGCCGTAGAAGACAATCTCTATGATCGTCTGTCTTCGCGTTACACTCGTGCTCTTGCTCGTTCAATGGCTCACACCAAGCAGGTCAAAGCTGCCTCAATTCTTAACAACGGCTTCTCCGCTGGCGCATTTGCCGGTGGCGATGGCAAGGCGTTGATGGCAACTGATCACCCGCTTACAAACGGTGGCACGTTTGCAAACGAGCCTAGCACTGCCGCTGATCTAAACGAGACCTCTCTTGAGGACGCTCTGATCAGCATCGCTGGCTTTGTTGATGAGCGTGGTCTGAAGGTTGCTCTTCGTGGAATGAAGCTCGTGGTGCCGCGTCAGCTACAGTTTGTAGCCGAGCGTCTCATGGTTTCAAACCTCCGCGTTGGCACCGCAGACAATGATGTAAACGCCATCCGCTCAATGGGTATGTTGCCTGACGGGTACACCGTCAACGACTTCCTGACGGACACGGATGCGTTCTTCATCATGACCGATGCTCCTCGTGGATTCCTTCACTTTGAGCGTGTGCCTCTGTCTACACAGATGGAAGCAGACTTCGACACTGGTAACATGCGCTTTAAGGCTCGTGAGAGGTACAGCTTTGGCTTCTCCGATCCGCGTTGCGTATTTGGTTCACCAGGCGCATAACCCTAGTCCTCCAAGCTGGGTTGAAGGGCGGCTTTTCAGCCGCCCTTTTTTCTGTTAGCTTGATTATACCTTACGATATGTAGTTCCTCCCTAAACTCGGAGTCGCGCAATTTGCGACTCCATCTTTTTTCGTGTATGCTTGTGACATCCCTGACAGATCCAAGGTGGATCTGACACTAGCCACGACAGGAGATCTACATGGCTACCACTACCTTTTCAGGTCCAGTCCGTTCCAAAAGCGGATTCAAAGTAATTAATGAAAGCACCACCACAGGCGCGATCACTGAAACTGGTTTTTCTGTGAACGCCACTGGTCAGCTTATCTCTATGGGAACTCGCAAAATTCAATCTTTTGCTGGTTCTTTAGCGGCTACTAATGCAGCGGACACTGCAGCACTAGAAACTTTGTTTACTAACGTTAATACAGGAACAGAGGAAAACCCTGTAATGGAAAGACCTATTGGTCATCTGCCAACATTGGAGGATTAATGCCTACCATTCTTGGAGCAAATTCAGTTAGCGACACAGGTTACAACGTAGATAATTCAATGAGACTTGATGGTACGGATGATCATTTAAGTCTAACCTTATCACAAGCTGGAACATCTAATAAGGCTTTCACATTTTCTTGTTGGATTAAAAGAAGTAAG